TACCATGTTATGTAGACAATTGGAATCTGCTACGAAAAAGGATAGGCCGATGAGTGTTACGATAGTCAAAGATCACGGCAGTAGTGCTTGGTATTGTAGGTATAATGGAGAACAGTTTAAAAAATCATGTAAGAAATGTAAGACCGAGCAGGATTTCAGAGAGTTTGTTCTTTCTGAATCTGCTACGAAATCTGCTACGAAAAAAGAAAACATTGAGAAGCTTGGAACGCAGTCGAAGACAAGTGAAAGCATTGGAGCCGTAGGCGACACAGGTAATATAATATCTCCAGATAATGATGATATGGACTCTACCAACCAACAGAAGATCCCGGTAGATAGTGTCTCAGTAACTACCAAATTAGATATACAGTCGCTTCCTACCAAAACTAAGTCAATACCCGCAGCTCTACTTAAATCTGTCAAAGTAAAACCAAATAAATTAAATAAACCAAATCCATCAAAATTTGTCAAGAAATCTGCTTTAGATAATTCAATTTTAGATAGCTTTTTTGGAGATCCGGAGTACGAATAAATAAGAATATAGAACAGTCCAGTTGCGATGGATTGTATGAGATTAGAGACCTTTGGTGCCGATATCGCAACTATCGGAATAACATCAAAGGTCTTTTTGATTTTTTAACAATGGAGATGAAAAAATGAATCTTGAACAATACAAAGAGAAATATAAAGATAAAGTAGATTATATTAGATTAAAACAAGACCCAAATCCTGGACAAAACGAATGTCGCAAATTAAAATCAGAACTTGACGAAATAGAAAAAGATATACGTTTGTTAAAAGATATTGTTTTTGAAAAACCAGGAGAAAAACAGGAAATATATTCGTTTCTTAATGTGGAAAGCCTTAATCGGTTAGGTATTATTGGAATTATGATGACGCGTGGAACTTGGGACATTCCAGAAGATAATTCTTGGACTGGCTGGGTTGTTGTTTTTCTGTGGGCTCTTCTTATTTTAGGAGTAATACTATTATGAGCCAAGAGCTTGATAATTTACTTAAAGAATTATTTAATTTGTATAAAAGACAAGAATATTTGGAAATACAACAAGAAGATCTTTACCCAATGGTGATAGGATGAAAATTGAAATGAAAATAATAATTACAAATATGTCTCTAAACTGTTTCCGAACGAACCAGAACAAACATATATGATTTTTGTTGATGCTGATTCTGAATTGTTTAATGTTGATAGGCTTAATAAACAAACATTTGGTATACAACTAACAGCAGATACTAAAGATTTGTCATATGAAAAAGAAATTAAACGAAGAAAAGAAAGATATATTAAATCTTTTGAGAGGATTTTCAAATGAATAAAGAACTATATCAACAGTTGCTTGCCCTTTACGAACGTTTGAAAACAGTAACCCCAATAGTTAATTTGTTATATAGAATTGAAAAAGGCGCATCTACAGAATATGAGCACGAACTATTCAAACAAATTACAAAACGAGATATAGAAGATGAATTCGACTTTTCAAAAAATAAACTTGTTCCAAGAATAACTCGTTCGGGAGATCCAGAAAGATTCTTTCTTTATGAAAAATATATAGGAATTAAAAAATGAAAATTCTTATTAAAATAACATCAGACGAATGGTACGGAATGAGGGGTACCGATAAAATAATGATTACAAACGAACAAAATAATATTGTTATTCCTTTTCTCAACTTATTTCCAGCAGCTAATTGGATACAAGGACATAGCAGACTTAAGAAATATTTTAATCCAAATGATTTTCGAGATTTTCAAGAACCAGGTTTATGCTTATTTTACTGCGGTCCCCTTGTATAATGAAAATTGAAATTAAAATATTTGAAAGTAATATCCTATCCGCTTATAATACTCCATTTCTGCGTTGTTGTCATGTTATATCCGGAAACAAATGTATGTTAAATGCCGGACAATATGTTACTATGTGTCATGCTCGTATAGTAAACTATTGTTCTGGTGATGGTGTGGTTATTCCTATTGATTACACAATATTGGAAAATGGAGACGAATAAATAAGAATGAAGGTGGATTTGTTCCTTTGTTCCCACTGGTCTGATTCTCATTTTTGAAATCTCCAAAACGGCTACCAGCGAATACTGGCAGTCGTTTCTTTTTTTGATTAAATATTAATATGAAAATCAACTTGTATTTTGTTCAAGAAGAAACATATGGATATGTCCTTACTAATTCAAATGGAAAATCAACTTGTTTATTTCGCCTAATGTATTCTTGGTGGGAATATGCGGTCCACACATCCATATCCCGCCTAAACAAATCTAAATAAGTTATATAACCCGTCTTGCAGACGTTAAACAGGAGGAGAAACAATGTTATACGACGAATCCAAAATCGAAGAACTACAAATTTACGTTTCCGAATCGCTACAAGTAATGGCATCTAAGACAATTGATGCAGGATATGATGCTTATACGGTATTTGCTACAATTGAAGACCTTGCAAAAATGTATAAGAAAAATATTAAAAAAGAATTTAAGAAACTTGTTGCCGATCGTAAGAAGTATGAAGAAGAAAATCAAGAGACTTTGGCTTTATTGGAAAACGATGCCACAGTTCTCGAATCAGCAGAAGCAACCTATGTGGTAACGGAGTAAATCATGGCACTCAGTACTCCATCTAATATTAAAGCAAAAGTCCCAAGAATGAAACTTGGCGAACGAAAAACATATACATACGGTAATGATGGTCTTGAATATAAAGGTATACAAGTTCCAAATATTACAGTATTTGCTGAACAATTTGGAACGATGGTAAGAACAAGAATTGAATGGAACGATGAATTAACTGAATTTGTTTGGTTGTGTCGTGAAAATCTGATTTCTTACGCTAAAGTTGAACAATTTCTTTACGAATATACTTCATCTTGGCCCGATCTTTTTAATTCAGTTTTTAATAAAGATAAAGATAGATTTGATAGAGGAACAGCTTCAAGACGACAGAAAATAAAAGAATCTGTCGAAAATCACGAAGATTTTGATGACATACGTAAGTCAAAAGAAGAAGTCATGTATGCTACAGCGGTAAATAAGGCCAGAATTTCTGTTTTATCGAGAATTGATAAAGAATATATCGCAAAATCTGAAGAACAAATTGATTTGAAAACTTCTTTGGCGAATATTATTATTTCTCCAAAAGAGGAATAAAAGTAAAAATAAACGGAATAATATATAATTCTATTTCTAAAGCTGTTAAAGAAACTGGATTGACAGAAAAATATATTCGTTATTGGGTAAACCGAGGAAAATTTAAAATATGAATATTGTTCCAACAAAAAAACAACAAGAATTTCTGTCTTCTTCCGACGATATTGTTTTATTTGGAGGAGCTGAGTGGACCCCTTCCAACCTATAGAAATATAACGGAAGGGGTCCACATTAAAACTTTGGGTGGTGGAAAAACATTTGCTCTTCTTATAGATGCTCTTGGTCTTAACGAACCACAAGGTCCAAGAATAGGAATGTGGCATTATAGAGCATTAATTTATAGGAAACAATATTCACATTTGACAGATCTTATTGATAAATCGAAACAAATTTATCCACATATTGACAGAGGCGCAAAATTTAATCATTCCGAGTTGGTATGGACGTTTACAGCAGGTGCTCAAATAAGATTTGATTATTTTGAAAATATAACACAAGCCGAGGGAAAACTTATTGGTAAAGAGTTTGCTGCAATTTATTGCGAAGAATTGGGACTTTTTGAAACAGATGATGTTTTAAAATTTTGTCAAACTCGTCTTAGATCTCCACATGGACTAAAATGTTATTTCCGAGCTTCATGTAACCCATCGAAAAACGCTTGGCTTCAAAAATTCTTCCGCATTCCTAATGATGGTTCCTCAACAAAATTTATATTGGAATCTGAATTACCTGACGGCTCTATTGCTAATACAACAATTAAATATATTCAATCGAAACTTAATGACAATCCGCATCTTGGAAGAGAATATTTGGAGAAACTTTCTATGTTAGATGAAGCAGATCGACAAGCATTAATAAATGGCGTATGGGGTAGCTATATAATAACCGACGCAATGGTATATCGTTTTGAATATCAATCTCTCCTAAAAGAAAATAGATTAACCACGGTAAGATACGAGCAAGGTCATGATGTTTATGCAGCATTTGACTTAGGATTTGGTGATAATACATCTGTTATTATTTTCCAGATTGTAGGAAAAGAAATTCATATAATTGAATCTTTCCAATCATCGGGTATCCTGATTGATTGGTATGCAGACGAAATTAAAAGGCGTGGATATAAAGATGCTACAATTATTCTTCCGCATGATGCCAAACAACATTCATTAGAAACCGGCAAAACAATTGAAAATAAGATGAAATTATTCTTCACAAATGTAACAGTTCTTCCGAGATTAGGAATTGAAGATGGAATTGCTGAAGTTAAAAGAAAATTCCCATACCTTTACATTGATAAGACGAAAAATGAAGAATTAACAGAAGCTATTACAGCATATGAGAGAGAATATAATGCGAAAATAGATTTGTATGGTGGTCCTCTTCATAATAAAGCTTCTCACTTTGCTGATGCTTTAAGATATTGTTGTGTCTATACTCCAGAGAAGAAATATTCATTCTCTATTTCCGATTTCCGAGAATCATTTTCGGCAATCTAAAATAAATAAATATGATATATAAGGACAAAATAAATGTTGGATGAAACAAACGAAAATCTTGAGAATGAAGACGAATCTTATAATGATGTTGATATCTTTGAAGAAGCGCAAGAACGTTTAACGTTTGCTAAAAATAATTTTTCAACAATATACCAACATTTTGTCGAGGATATTCGTTTTGGTCTACTTGGAGAACAGTGGGAAGCTAAAACAATGTCGGATCGTAAATCGGAAAACCGAACTATTGGTGTGTATAATAAAATAGCTCCACTTGTCCGAAATATTGTCAACACGTCTTTGAAAAATTCGCCCGCAATTAAAGTATCTCCAAGAACATCAAAGGACAAGAATCTTCAGAAAATTTATGAAGGGCTTGTTAAACATATCCAGAACGAATCAAATGCAGATCAAATTTGGAATGAGACTCTTAAAAATTCCGTGGCTGGTGGAATTGGAGTTTTTGAAATTGTTGTTGAAGATGATTTTGATGGTTTAAAAAAGATTAAAATATCAAGAATAACAGACCCAACATCTGTTTATCCGGATCCCTCTGCAAAACAGCCAGATTTGTCAGATGCTAAATGGCTATTCCATCTTAATGTAATTTCAAAAAAAGAATTTGAAAAACTATATCCTGGAAAAGATAGTTCGGAAATAGAGAATAAAAATAAAGATTGGTTCGCTGAAGGATCTGTAACAATTGCAGAATATTGGAAAATTGAAGATGATGGTTCTGTTTGTTGGTATGTTCTTAATGGCAATGAAGTAATTGATTCGTCAAAATGGAAAACCGATGCCGAAGGAAATCCTCTTCCATATCCTGGAAAATATATTCCTTATTGTTTTGTCCTTGGCGAGGAAATATGGGTCGATGGTGAGAGATTTATTAAGTCTGCCGTTACAGATATTAGAGATTATCAGAAAACATACAATTACATGCAGAGTGAAGCAATAGATTACGTCGCAAAGACAGCTAAGACGCCGTATATCGTATCTGACGCAGCTATTGGACCATATAAAGATTTGTGGGCAGACGCTAACACGAAAAATACACCGTTTCTTCCGTATGTTGATGGAAAATCTGTCCCTCAAAGGAACGACCCTCCTGCTCCTCCTGTTGGATATATTGATTCAATCACTCGTATTGATGCTGATATACGAACAACCATTGGCGTCCGTGATCCTCTCCAAGATATCCCAGCATCCCAATCTGGTAAAGCTATACAACTACAATTAGCTCAATCAAATGTTAACACTTATGTTTGGACTGACCATCTTAACAGAGCAATTAAACAAGCTGGTCGAATAATTGTTGATTTGATTCCACATTATTACAATTACCCTCACATTCAGCAAATTATTGGAATTGATGGACAAGTTGATTCGATGCCAATCCAACAGCCATTCCAGGTGGACGGAGAATATAAAATTATTGACTTAGCTTCAGACAAATATGCTGTAACTATTTCAACTGGCGCGTCGTATCAAGATTCTCGTAAAGAAACATTTGAGTCTCTTTTGGAAATGGCGCGTATTAATCCACAGATCTTCCAAGTTGCTGGTGATATAATTCTGCGACAAATGGATTTTGCTGAGTCAAACGAAGTTGCTGATAGATTTGCTGCACTATTACCTCCGGCAGTTGCTCAAGTTGCGGGGCAAAGTAATTCGGAATTTGCTCTTAAACAGCAGCTAATGCAGACAAATGCTAAGTTACAACAGGCGATGCAAACTTTGGAACAGTTGACAAATATAACAAAACAAAAAGATGGACAACTACAAGCATTAGCATCTAAGTTGCAGGACAAATCTGACGCTGCACAAATTAAAGCACAAACCGATTTACAAAAGCAGGCAATGGAGAATATGGCTAATAGAGAACAAACTGAGATAGAAAGCCGTACAAAAATTGCAGAGGCTCAAATTGATTCTGAAAAAGAACTTCAGATTAAACAACTTGAGATGATGATTGAACAAATAAAGAATACTCAGACAGTTGTTCATGTAAATCCAGGTTTTTGAAATTCGTAAATATATTTGAGTAATACCGACACGACAAGTCGTTAAAATATGGAGTAAATATGTCAGAAGAACTTGAAAATATTGATACTGAACTGGAAGAAAATAATATTATTCCGGAAGAAGTCGCCCAAGAATTAGAATCAACCGAAAATATTGAAGAACAAGAAGTTAAAGAGCCAGAAGTTGAGCGGCCTTGGAAGAAAGAAAAGACTATTCCAGATACGATTCCTTATTCTCGCTTTTCTGAAGTCAACCGGGAAAAAAGAGATTTAGAACTCCGGTTGGTGGAATATGAAAGTAAATTAAATCAATACAATCAGCTTGAACAAAAAACTAAAGAAATTACATCTGTTGAAGAATTAGCATCAAAAGTTGGAGAGATGGATATTAATGAGTATACCCAGACTCTTATTAAGCTCGTTGAAAAACAGACTGACGAAAAACGACAGAGACAAGAAGATCAGGCCCGTATCCAAAAGATTGAACAAGATATTTCTTCTGCATACATTTCCAAAATTGAAGAAGCTGCTAAGAAAAATCCAGAAATAAAAGATGCTGCACAATATCTAACAGAAAATTATGCACAATATTTGTCAAAAGAAACCAGATATGCTCTAGTTACAGATGACCACGCTGCCGAAGTTATTTTTGAAATTGCGACAAATAAAGATTTAATTAATTTTATTTGTACTGCTAATCCAATTGATGTCACACGAAAGATAGCGAGAATATCGGCAAAATATGATTCTGATAATTCCAAACCAGTAAGTAAACCACAGGCGGAAGCATTTGTTCCTAAATCAACACCAACTGGCTCTCCAAAAACAACCAACTCAGTTCCTCCAACCTCCCGGAAATATTCGGACGCAGAAATTGCTAAAATGTCACTTGCTCAGTATAAACAGGCCAAATCAGACGGACGGATCTAAGAAATAATAAGATAAATTAAACAAACCCAGGAAGAAATTCTTGGGTTTTATTTTTTCGACATAAATAAGAATAGACATACCAATTGTCGTTAAACGTGGGTTGGATATTCCGCAAATTATTAAATAAGCAGAATAATTTGATGGAAGTAAAAATTAAAACTTTTGCTTAAATCAAATTGTGTGTTAACTTTTAATAATGTGCTTTAGGCACAAGGAATATATAAAATGGCTCTCTCGCAAAACACTGGTCTTCTGACTTCTACCAAGATTACAAAAGAAGCTCTCTATCAGCTCACCAACAACTGCCTAATCGCCTCCAAGTGCGATTGGAAGTATTCTGAACAGTTCGCAAATGGCGCATCTCAGATTGGTGATAAAATCTTCATTCGTCGTCCAATTCTTCCAACCATTACTCGTGGATCAATGGTTTGGACAGCAAATCTTCCAACCGAAAATAGTGTTGCTCTTGCAATTGACGAAAACTTCCTCGCTCCTCTGTCTTTCTCCGATGTTGAAAAAACACTGCGTATCGAAAACTTCTCGAAGAGGTTTATTACTCCGGCAGTTATTGGTATGGCTTCGCAGATCGACTCTTATGTTTACGGAAAAGTAATGGATTCTGTTGCCAACTCTGTCGGACAGTATAATGTTTCTATTACTTCAGACACAATTCTCGAAGCAAATGAAATATTGACCTCTTACGGATGCCCAGATGATGATGATCGTTGGGGTATTCTGACTCCTAAGCAGAACAGGTCGTTGGCAAATGTTCAGGCAACGCTTTTCAACGCGCAGAAAGAAGTAAGTGACATTTATCGCAAAGGTCGTATTGGCTATTTTGCAGGTATTGATTTTGCCGTATCCAATTCGTCTCCAGTTCACACTGATGGCACTTGGGCTGGTTCTCCAACAATTTCTGGTGGATCAACAACTGCGGTTCTGACTTCTGGTTGGGCCGAAACTGCTACTCTTTCGGTTGGTGGTTTCTCGACAGGAGCAACCATAAATGTTGGAGATGTTTTCGCAATTTCCGGAACTTATGCTTACAATCCTCTTACCCGTGCGCAGCTTCCGTTCCTCCAGCAGTTCGTCGTTCTCACTGCCGTTGGTGCCGCTACATCCGCAGCTCAGTCTCTTGTTGTCAGCCCAGCTCTTATCAGCGAGGGCGAGTACAAGAACGTCGCTATTGAAATTTCCGGAACCACCAATCTCATCAAATATTCGACCTCCGGAACTACGGGTCGCGAAGGTATTATCTTCCACCGCGAAGCTATCGCCATCGCATCTCCTAAGCTCCACGTTCCTAAGACTGGATTTGAGTCTGATTCGATGAAGGACGAAGACACCAACATGAATATAAGATACATGGATGGTTGGGATGGAGTTAATTCTCGCTCAATCACTCGTCTCGATACAATCTTGGGTGTTAAGGTGTTGAGGCAAGAACATGTTTGTAGGTTAAGATAAAGTTACAGAATTCGGACAACATGACCATATAAATAAAAGGGAGGCTTACAAGGGCTTCCTTTTTTATTGGAGAAAATATGTATTGTAAGAAATGTAATTGTGAAAAGTTGGAATCCGAAATGAAGACCTCTTCAAAATGTTTGGATTGTCATAGAAAAGAACACGCAGAATATATGCGAAAATATAACGCA